AGTAAGTATTTAGTACAACAATTCCGTGAAGCGGGAGTCAAAGCAGAACACATAGATGGCTATACGGATATTGAAACAAGGAGAAAGTTATTTGAGCAACATAACCAAGGAGTATTTAAAATCTTATCCTGTTCAAGATTACTCAACACTGGTTATGACGAACCGACTGTAGCGTGTCTGATTGATTGTTTCCCTACTAAGTCATTAATCAATTATGTACAACGCTATGGTCGTGTCATGCGAATTGCTGATAAGAAACCTTATGCTATCGTACTAGACCACGCACAGAACGTAAAACGTCATGGTATGGCTGAAGATGTCATTCCTTATAAATTACATAAAAGCACAGAAAAATATAACGAAAAGAAACAAGTCAAACAATCCAAAAAGAAACCCATATCATGTCCGCAATGCCATCGTATGTTTACAGGCATTAAATGTTCATGCGGTTACACGCTACCTTTAACCAAGCGTATTGAATACACACAAGAAATGCTTAAAGAAATTGATAACGAACTTGATATGTTTAAGCCTGTCATGCGCAATGAAAAACAAGAATGGTACAGCGACTTGAAAACGATTGAGTTAGCCAGAGGTTACAAGAAAGGATGGGCTGGTAATATGTACAAGGCTAAGTTTGGTGTCTTTCCTGATGGTATTGAGTACAAGTTTAGCCCTATCATTAATCCTAAAGTTAAGAACTTTGTTACTAGCCAGCAGATACGCTTTGCTAAATCAAAGAAGAAACAAGCTGTTAATAATTTCTTAAGCGCTAAACTTAACTAGTATGCTCTTTACCGTATTTCATTAAATCACGGAGTCTTTCTGCTCTTGGACCAACTTGCTTTGCCCAGAGTGAATCCATCATCTCTACAGATGCTGTTTCATAGTCATTGTCTTCTAAGGCTCTAATGAATTTCTTGAATTTAAGTAAACGAGTGATACCTAAGTTAAAACACATATTAATTAATACACGCTTGCGTGTTCCATCTAGTCCGTTATAAAAACTAAAATTCAGCTTAAGGTCAGAGACGCAAGAACGTATATCGTTTTCCAATAGATATTCAATTTCTCTTTCTGATAAGCCATTATCTTCAATGTTACGACCTACGCCGATGGTTAACTTACCTGCTGAGCATTTATACGGGTGAGTCTTAACGCCTTCATCACGCTTGAGTTCTTTTATGAGCGTTTGTCTGTCAGTAAAATCTAATTCAAACTCTTTGTATGCGTCTTCTATATCAGCCATTCTTCTTTCCTTTCTTAAATATCTTGTCCCAAGCATCTTCAAACTGCTTCTTAGGAACTTGCATAGGTCTTTGTGTACTGCCTTTACTCATTTCATTTTCTTTTTCTTTTTCTTCTTAACAGGCTTAGTCCAGCCTTCTGTGGCGTAATAGGCTCTTGTTTGTTTCTTACTTTTGTACGGCATTAAACGGTTACTCCTTCGTGCTTTTCCATTTGTTGTCTTGACCTAGTAATTTTACCACATCCTTTACACTGAAACCTCTGGTAAACGCCTGTATTGGTCATTTTTTTACCGTTTTTCATCAAGTCTTTAGAGCCACAGTTCCTGCATACTGGGTCATTAGAATCAATATACAAGCCACGATTAGGGTGAGCATCAATCCAACCCAACATGTTGTGGTATAAACGCTCCATAATCACTACATCTTGTTTATTATATTTTTTCATAATCTTCCAAGCCTTTTCATCACCATCCATGCAGTCTTTCCATAACTCCATGCCCATGTGTTTGACCTTGCTTCCGAGACCTAATTGCTGGCAAATGTAATCCAGTTTGTTGCTAGCAAACTTAAACTTGCGTCTGGCTACTTTCAGCAAATCTATTTGCTTGTAATCAAGTGGTGCTAATCCAAGCATGAAAAACTCTTTCTGCAAGGTAGGCATATCAAACTTTGCACCGTTGTAATGTACGACAGCATCGGCTTGTGAAAGTAAGTTATAGATGTTCTTAATCATCTTCTCTGGCTTAGATTCGTGCACCGAGTCAAACATGACCTCACGTTTACCATCCCACTTAGCAGCCCAACACATCGTGTAACCTGCTTCAATAATGTTCTTGGTGCTTATATCTTGTCCCCATAATCCCCATGTGTAGACTTTGTGAGGTGCTGTTTCTATATCAATGTGTAGTATCTTCATTTAGTTCCCCTATATCAACTAATGCTGTTTGGATAACCATGCCTTTTGGTATGACCATTGGTGCGTTGATTGAGCCGTCTTCATCATAGTAATCAGTAGATAATACAAAGGCATCTTCATTCTCTGTTATGAAGAATCCGACAGTGGTTCGTATGACAGGTCTTAGTAATTTAGCTTCTTCAATAGACAAATCCATGCTTCCGTCAATCCAAGCATCTTTCCATCTGATAGCTAGTATTTTCATTAATACCTGTTTAACACCCTTTCAATCTCGTCTCTTGCTGATTGCTTATCAGACACGATGCAGTCTAATACTGGACCATAATCCTTGCAGACAACAACTTCATCTTGAGTTTGATTTGATGTTGGTATGTATGTACTTGAGCAACTTATTAATATCATGATAAATATTAAGTTTACAGCTCTCATTCTTTGCTGGAGTTACTTGCTCCAAAGTAAAATGATATGACGGCACTAGCTAATCCACCAAGATAACCTAAAACAAGGTTAATCAGAGCTTCGCTGTTAGCTTCAGGTGGCTGTAATGTGACTAAGAATATGTAGCCCAAGAATCCACCAACCATCGTTACTGCAATAAATTTAGCAGTCCAGTCTCTGGCAAAGTTCTTTCTAGCGTCTTGAATATCAGCTGTCTCTAAAGCAAAAACATCGACTTCAAGTTCTTTCATTTTGACTTCAAATTCAAGCTCTGCGTTTTTAAGTGCTAAGAGTTGCTCTGGTGTAGCTTCCTTTACCGCTCTTTCAACAGACCTTGCATTAGGCTCACATCCTAAAGCATTGGCTACAACATTCATTGCAGCTCCGCCAAGTGGACCACCTAAAGCCTGACCTATTGTTGGAGCTACGGCTCCGACTACATTTTTAAGCATATTCTTTAACATAAAGACCTTTTGATTTGCTCTGCTATATTAGACTGACGTTTACTCTGTTCGAGTTCTTTTTTAATCGTGTGATTTTCAGCCTTCAATAGATTGATTTCAGACTCTAGCTCTTGGATTCTGCGAGCCATTCTCATTTTTTCATCGGTCATACGACCATCATCTGTAAACATATTTCACCTCTCGGTAAACATATATGTTTATATTATATCATAAAATCAACGATTTAAAGCAATTTCTGCAAGTAGTAGTATCACTGCACCACTGCAAGTGATTAATATTAGTTCCAATCGTTTAATTCTGAGTATCGTTTCCTTCCACCTTTCCGCACAGACTGCCTCATGCGTAGACATATGTTTATCTATAGCATCCAGTCTTTCGTGTGCGTGTTCTAGGTCTCGTTTCATCTTGCTAACGGATTGCTAACTGCATCAAATGCTTCCCACAGCTGGTCCACTTCTTCTGCAAATTCACGCAATGCTCCTTCGTACTCTTCCACTGTTCGTTCAATACTTGCTACTAATATCTGATTATCTTCCACAATATCAGTATTAGTGTTTATTCTATCACGTAAATCAAGTAAAAGTTGTTGCTGTTGCATAATTGTTTCTAAATTAGCTCCTAACGTGGCTAATCGAGCCTGTAGCGTGCCTATTTCGCTCTGGGCAAGGTTTTCCTCAACCAAGCTCATTCGACGCTCTAATGGGGCTAATTCAGGCACTACAATCGATTCTAGCTGTGACTCTAGGTTATCTACTCTGCCCATGAATTCTGCAAAGCCATAGATAAATCCAGATATGGTACTGATAATCGTAAAGCCAATGGCAAGATAAACTCCTTTAAACTTAATACCAGAGATATTAAGTTCTGTATCTTGTAGGCTCATTAGAAGGAATTTCCTGTGTAGATAGATTCGCCTGTGAAGTACACATCTTCTAAAGACTTCATTGAATTACTTAAGAATCCATACATGGAATGAAATGCCTGTCCGTTGTTGTAGAATGTAATCCCATCTTGCACTGCATTGTAAGCAACGGTCATGTTAGATAGGTTCACGTTATAGGCTTCTGCTACATCATCATTAGATGAGGTTAAGGCTTCGTTGTTAGCAGCAGCTAAGAAAGCAGCAGCATTAATCGCATGAGTTTGGACTGATTCTAAACTTGTATTGTAATTGTCAACCTGAGTTTGTGTTAAACCTACATTATTATCTTGAATGTAATCTTGTAATTGTTGTTGTTCTTGTACGGTATCAGCATTGCTGGCTTGCTCAAAGACATTGACTACAGTAATTAAAGATGTCGTAGCAGCAACGAAATCATCTACTGCACTCTCTAATTGCACCATCTCTGTTTCATGTGCGTCTTGAAGTAAAGCCTGAGTATTGTAGTAAACCGCATTTTGCACAGCAGACAGCGCATCATTATAGTTTGTCATCTGTAATTGCGTGATAAGTGCTTGGTCTATCGTATCTGTAGGTGCGATGCCACCGACACCAGCGTAATAGTTTAACCCTTGTACAGCGTAATGACCTAAATCAACTGTATCTATAATCGATGAACTGGCGTCAATTAAGTCTTGAACTGTATCTGTTTGTGACTGTGCGGAATCTATCAGAAATAGACCGAGTATCAGTATTAATAGCTTCTTCATCTTCTCCTATCCTTAAAACGATATCGTAATATTCTCTGTTGTTATTATAATCTGGAATGAACGTTTCAGGGTTCATTCTCATGTAAATATATGCAATATTTCCTACAATTAACTGCCCATTGACAGTAAACGGACATGGCGTACCTGATTGGAACATACTAAACCATATCTGTTCTGATTCACACGCTCTGCTAACTGCTGCTATGTTCATGTTTAAAGTCTGTAATAGCTTGGATTCTCTGATTCTTAAGCAATCTTCATCTATTCGGTAACTGCCATGTGACATACCAAGTAAACTTAATTGGATACTTCCGCCTGCACTGATAAGACAAGACTCACTACCATTAAACATATAACTAGGCGCAATAGCTGACGGTGGAGGGGATGGAAATCCTGACCCTGCTCCAGTGTAATTATTGGTAGTATCAGTATTATTGCTGCTAACTGTAGAATTAACAGTATTGGAATTGAGGTCACCTGATTGTTGAGAATATAAGCAATAAGGCGCAAGTAGCAATAACCACAAAAAACGTTTCATTTACCACTTTTTAACTCTAAGATAAGCGTAATCAGAATCTTTTAGTTTCTTTTTAACGTACTGAGTAAATTCTTGCGTTCCAATACCAGCACCGCACTCTTTTTGCCATTGCTCAGCAATCACAAAAGGGATACGACCTACGAATCTAAATTTAGCGTCTCCGTGCATACTAGGCGCATCATCTTGCGCTCTTTTGTTAGCTGTTAAGATGTCACCAACTTCTTGTGTTCTCACAATATGAAGTTTGTTATCTTCTTCAATCATCTTTTCTTTGATTTCGCTCATAATTCTCCTATTTAGAAAAGGGGAACCCGAAGGCTCCCCTCGTCATTACTTCAATTAAGAAGTTGTGCAGTCTGCAACAAAGCCGTGTGCAGCTTCGTTATCAACTTGCAAACCATACTCAACTGAAATCAAGCGTCTTTCAGCATGACCAGTTCTAGCTAATGGTTTTTGTGATGCAGTTTTCAAGTAAGCAACTCGTGCATAGTTAGGGTCTAAGACAAATACGTCTCTTGCACGATGGAATCGTGAAGGAACGATTGTCAATTCACCAAAGTCTGACACATATACATCGATGGCAGCTGATAATGTTTTATCAGTTATATCTTTGTATTTAGTAGCATTACCTGTAAAGGTAGAGATTTCTTGCTTATTGAAAGAACCACAAAGCACAATGCTTGGCTCAGCACCAGCATCCCAACAATTAGCGATAACGCCTTTTAGGATGTCTTCAGTGATGTCTCTCTTAGTACCATCAGTAGCAGCTGCATCTGGGTAACCAGAAGCACCTGAGCCTGAAGTAGTACCAACAGCAAAGCCAGAACCACCAGCAGTGTTTGAAGTTAAGAAAGCAGGAAGACCAGCTGTTTGACGAGCTGTGCCTGAAGCACCTGCTGAAGCTGCAACGTTTGCAGTCAACATGGTTTCCATATCTCTTTTTAGTTCTTTTAGCTTGTAAGCAACTTGCTTAGCAAGCGATTGAGCGTCACCAGCACCATTTACTGCTTCTGCTGTATCTGATACTTCAACTACTTTGTCAGAAATTTGTGTGTAGTTACCACGTCTGACTGCGTTAGTTGGAGCGTCATTAGCTGGAGCAGCTTCGCCTTCGATTACTCGGTTAGAGCCATCGGTTGAAGCGAGGTCTACTGTAGCCCACTCAAAGTATGTGTTACCCACATTTTTCTGACCAATAGCGGTCATGAAAGGAGTGTCCGTTGGGGAAATGCTAATCAAAGCATCCTGTAGGTCTTCCCTTAATGTGGTAACGTCATAGGTTTCATTTGTATTTGTTGAAACACCCATTTTTTATCACCTCATAAAAGTTAATATTTAGCTTATTAAAAAACTAGCAACATCATCGATACTGCCAGTATTCCTCATACGATTGGCAACAGCTTGGCGTTTCTTAACAGAGTCAGCGGTTTTGGATTTCTTAGCACCTGCTTTCACCATCGGCTTTGCGCTTTTAGCCTTTGCTTGCGCTTTAGGCTTACTTGCTTGCAAAGCGTCATACTTTCTAGCTTTGTCTAATACCAAAATAGCTCTATGGTCCATTACAGAATTAAGTTCTTCAGTTGTATAACCGATTAACATTCCGTAATCTACCAAGTCCTGTTTAAACTTTTGACCTTTCTTGGGGTCAGCAATTTCAGGAATTTTCTCTGACAGCTTCTGCATTTCTTCTTGCAGGTAGACTTGTTGAGCTTGTTGCATATTATAATTCTGCTGTTGCTGTACTTGAGCAAGTTGTGCTTGCTGTTTATCGTAGTCAGCTTTAGCTTCATCGTATGCAAGTTTCTCATCCATGTACTTAACAGGGTCTCGTTTAAACAATTCCCTAGTTGGCGGTACAGGAGCTTGTAACATATCACCCGACTGCATTTGCTGTAAAAGTTCGCTTAGTTGTTGTCTATCGTTAAGTAATGCTTGATACACCTGCTCAGCTTCTCTTTTCTGATTAGCTG